ATGGCGCCGGAGTTGTGAGCGGCGGCGCCCCAGTGCCGATCCACCATGAAGCAAGTGGAACTGGCGCCGGCGCCGACGACTTGCATGGTCTCCGCGCTGTCCACGAAAAACATCGTGCCGGGGCTGGAGATGGTCGGCGTGTTGATCCCGGTAGCCGAAGCCACGCACACCTGGGTATCCGTCTTCAGGACGCCCGTGGCCAGGGTGGTGGTCGAAAGCGTGAACGTTTGCGCGCATGCGCAGACGGCGAAAAGGGCCGCAAGGGCCGCGGTCGAAACTAGTTTCTTCATGTTGATTGGTCCTTTCTCGGAGAGGATGCTCTCAGCGATCCTTTCAAGACCGCTGAGAGCCTTGGTCCTTGTTGGTTTACCCTTCGACGCAGCACGCCATCTCGCGGTACAGCGGCGCAAAGTCGTACAGCACATCCAAGCGATTGATCTCCTTGCGATAGACCCCGTCGAACGCGCGAATGACGGAAATGTTGAGGCCGGTCTCCGGGTCGTTGGCTTCGGTCACCAGCGCGCCCATGCCGGGCTCGGGGTTGTTCAGCTTCACGCAGACGAAGGCGAATGCGTTCTTATGCAGCAGCAGGGCTTGCGGAGACACCGCATTGGCCGCGCCGTCCATGGTGATGGCCGCGCCGTCTATTGGAATGGCGGTCACATTCTGGTACTGGCCGGAGGCCGTGAGGGCCGGAGCGACCGAGACGCCGCCCTTGCCGGTGCCATCGCTCGAGAAAGCCGCGAGCACCACGAACTGCTGCAGGTCGCCGGTCGATTGGCGGGTCTGCGGATGCACGCTGTAGACGTTGGCGATGGTGAAGCGGTCGCCCTGGTTCAGGCGCGCGGCCGCCGCGGCGGTCCAGCCGCGGGTGGACAGGATCATGGTCCCGTTGTTGCCGCCGTCCGCGCTGACTACGCCGGTGACGGTGCCGGTGGCATCCACCAGCGGGGAGCCGCCCAGCGGTCCCACGGTCCGGGTGTAGATGGTCTGGTCGCGATAGACGTTGTAGCCCAGCGAGTCCACCATCTGCCCTTGCGTCCACTGCTTGCTGATCGCGCCGGTGGGGTTATACAGGGTCTTGACGCCGTGCACGAAGGTGCTCGAAAACTTGCGATTGACGATCAGGTTCAGCTCTTCGTCCTGCGGCAGGCCTTGCTCGATGAGCAAGTCGCCGGCTTTCAGATAGGGCTGTTCGTCGACCGGGGTCGTCGCCGGGGTGCCCACGGCGTTGAACGTGTTCCAGGAGATGTACTGCGCGCCCGCGGCGTTGATGTAGGACGCCAGGGCGAGGGCGGCGGGTTTGGAATACAGCTCGCGCGCTTCCCGGATGGACAAGGTTTTCTCCACCGAATCCCAGTCGAAAGCGACTTGGGCGACTTGCGCGACCTTGACCGGGGTCACCTGGTCGGTGAGGGGCTGGGGATCGTACTTCAGCCCGGTGCTTACCGTGAAGCGGTACGGCTTGCGGACGTCGACCGACGCGCCGACCTTCATCGCCTTCTTGGCGAATTCGGGAGTGACTGCGGTGCTCATATTGCGGCACACGTTGAGTGCGCCGCCCAAGTCCATGAGCACGAGCTTGGCGAAGACTTGCGGAGTTACAACTGCGTTGGGCATTCTGGTTCACCTGTGCGCCCCTGTGGGACGCGGGTTAGTCGCGGCTGCAGAGCTTGCCCACCTCGCGCCTGAAAGAGCGCATGTCGCACTTTTCCAGATCGACGGTGGCCGGTTGGCCGGCGCCCACCGACGTGGGAGGTTTAGGCAGCCTTGCTTTTGCCGCGGGGGTGGTTGTGTTGGAAACCGGGGCGGAGAGTTGCGCTTCGAGCTTGCCGAGTTCGCGGGCCAGGGACACTTGCGTCTTGCACTGCCCCATGCGCGCGGCCTCTTCCGGATGCTGGTGGAGGTACAAAACCATCTCCGGGCCGACAGGCGATTCCTTGATCAGATCCGCTACGCCTGCCTGCGTTACCTTGGGGCCGATATTCTGGATGGCATCCTCGAAATCGGCGTTGTCTTCGGCGAAGGCCTTGGACTTTTGCTCCCAACTGCTATGCAGGGTCTGGGCCTGCGCCTGGCGCTCGCGGGTCTGCTGCGCACGCTCGCGTTCGCCGGCTTTCCAGTCGGTGAGCTTCTCGACGTAGTCCAGCTTGGCTGCTTCCAATTCCTCCCAGGTGCCGGTCCATTTGGAAGGGTCGGGAGGGGCGGGCTTGGTGGTAGCTGTGGCTGGTTGCGCTTCGGCGACGGGTTGGGCTGCTGGGCCAGGCGGCGTACTTTTCGCTGCCAGCTCCCGTTCGGCCTTTTCCGCCCTTTGACGCGCTTCGTCGCGTTGCGATGCGAGTTTGCGAAAACGTTTGTCGATCGCGCTCTCGTGCTTCTCTTCCGGTTTCTCTACTGCCGCTTCTGAGGCGGGCTTCGTTTCCGGCACGCCTTCGACGGTCTTTTCATCGGAGGCAGCCACAGGTGTATCGGTCGTTTCGGCTACAGGTTCCGCAGCCTTTCGGGAATGGTGCTCTTTTCGGGGTTTTGAGAGCCCGCGCTCTTTACTGCTGAGGCTGTTGCTGAGGTTGCTGCTGCTGCTGCGCCTGTTGCGCGGCCGCGGCGGAGGCCTGCTGGTCGGACTGTTGAGTGAGTGCGTCCGCCGAGGCCTGGTGCTGCTGTAACGCGAATTCGTGGCTCCGGTCCATCTGGCTATCGACCAGGTCCCGGGTATGTTGGATGGCGCCGATTTCCTGCTCGAGGCGCGCGATGGCGCTCTTGACGCCGGCATTCAATTCGGCCACCCGGATCTCAGCCTGGATCTGCATCCGTTTGGTTTCTTCCTGGAGCTGCGCGATTTTCAGGCGCGCGTCCACCTCGGGCTGTTTCGACGCGAGCTGCTGCTGGAGGTCCAGGATCAGGTTGTGCTGCGTCACCGTCATCTGGTGCGCCGCGGCCATAGCCTGCTGTGCCTCGGGAGGAAGCTGCGCGCCGGGCTTCTGCGGCTGCAGCGCCGGCGGGAGAGACTTCTCATAGCGGTCGGCGATCTCTTCCGAGCCTGGCGCGTCCAGGTTGCGGAACAGGATGTCGCCGGCTCTCCCCATGAAGGTGGGATCCGCGGAAGCGATCTGCGAGTAAGTGTCGAAGGCCTCTTCCCGCTGACTCGTATAACTCGGTCCCGTGGACACCGCCGCGGCGTATTCCCCCACGTCCATGCGGTGATGCACCGTCTCGCCGGTCTCCTTGTCGAGGTAGGGCTTGGCGGTGTTGACCCGCACCACGCGCGTCTTGCCGTCTTCGGTCCGGACCGGGACGTTCTTCTCGCCGCTGTCCAGTTTTTGGATGAGCGCCAGCAGGATGCGGCCTATCGTCTTCCGCGTCCTGGCTTCGTTGCCTTGGAAGTGATAGTTCGCGTTGTCGCTTTGTTTTTTGTTGCGCTCGATGGCGATGCCCGAAACTTCCTGATTTGCCGGCCTGCCCTGCGCCGGATCGAACATCCCCATGCAGGCCTTCATGGCGTCGACCGCCTGGTTGTAGCCCATCACCAGGGCCTGAATGGGAGGCTCCACTGCCTCGCGCTCCGGCGGCGGGATAGGCCTGCCCTGCTCGTCGTATGCGTTGTACGGAACGACTGCCCTGGCTTCCTGGTTGATCTTTTCCCAGATCTCTTCCAGGCCGTCGATGGAACCCACCGGCGCTTTGTAAGGGTTCTTGGGCGCCGCGGCGATGAACTCGGCGATGTTCGAAATGTACAGGTTGATCAGCCGCTGCGGGTCCTTGGCCTGCCGGATGAGCGAGTAGGTGCGGGTGATCCCGTCCACCACCTGCTGATCGCCCCACTGCGGGACGATGCCGAAATAGGGGACCACCCATTCCGTCTCGTCCAGGATTTGCGCGCCGTCCAGGATGTACTGGTAGATCACGACGTCGTCCTCTTCCCACGGGTCGACGCTCTCGTCGACCAGCTCGGGGGCGGCTTCGTCTTCCCACCTGGTCTGCTTGTCTTTCAACTGCACCATGCGGCGGGGCTTGTGCTCTTTCTTCCAATACTCCGCGACCTGGACTTCCTCGCCCGCCTTGCCGGTGCCGAACCATTCCGGCGCGGGGCATTCGCCGCTCGAGAAAAAGTTAGCCTGGTTGGCCAGCGTGTCTTCGCCGTAGAGGCGCTTGTGCTCGTCCTTCGAAATGTTGGTCGTGACGAAGCAATAGTCCGCGTCCTGGCAGTCATAGCGCTTGGCCGGGCCAAAGAGCACGGAGAACTGGTTCTTGATCGGTTCCAGCCACGCTTCCTGCTCGCGCGATTTCGGTTTGTACTTCGTGGTCACCCGGATGAAAGCGCGGCCCGAGGTGACCTGGTGCTTCCTGGCGGTATCGTAGACTTCGTCGGAATCCGACTCATATTCGATGTGCCGGATGCGCCCCTGCAGCATGTCGGAGGTCTTGGGGTTGCCTCCGTCGAGCGGGGTGATCCGGATAGCCGGCTTATCCTGCCGGCCGCCATTCACCACTTGCGCGATGAAGGTGGGCAGGCGGTTCTCGGTCAGGATGGGACGGTGCGCCGCCTTGCGTTGCTCCAGCGCGGCCTGGCTCCATTGCGAAGATCCGCCGCCGTCGAGGGGCGTGGCTGCCGCGAACCTGAGATCGTCGAGAGCTTCCTCGCGGTCGATCTGGTCCGCCGCTAGGGCATAGGCGTGGCGCTCGCGCGCTTCTTTCAGGAAGTCGTCGAGCTCGGCGGGAGAAACGGTCGGGGATTTGAACATCGAGTCACTGCCAGGTGGGACTGAAGACTAAGTACCAAGCGATCTGCCTGCCCGCTTCCATGGCTGAGAAGCCCAGGGCCTGCAGCATGTCCGGGAGGATCAGCCAGTAGTAGCGGTCTCTGGCCACGTTCAAGTGATCCGCGATGAGACTATGCCGCATTACTTCTCTTTGGGCGGGTTCTCGTGCGCCGCCAACAGCGAAGCCACGTGAGCCGTCGCCCCCGCCGCGTCGGTAAACACGTTGCGCTGAGGCTCCGGGTACGCCGGGTTGGGATTCCCTTTGCTCGCCGCAACTGGCTCGTGATGCGCGGTCACCATATAGCCGTTGGTGGCCGGCTCGATGCGCACGTGATCCAGGTCGCCGCGGGGAGAGAGCTTGGGGGCGTTCCCCTTCAGCGTCTTGGCCAACAGGGCGTTGGGCGATTTCAGAGTCGGAGGCACGGTGACGTTCATTTTTTGTTTTTCCTTTGTCAGCCCATCCATGCGTAGGCGCCGGAGGACTGCGGCCGCTGCGCGCGCTGCGCTTCTTTCGGTTTCTGGGGAGGCTTCAGTGCCACGCCGGCATACCTGAATGCGTCTGCAGCGTGACTGGCGTCGTCGTGCAGCGGCTCGCGCGTGGCCGTGCCCAGCGTCTCGATCTCGCCGTACCTGTACCTGCGCAGGTACTGGATGCCCTGGTCGCACTTGCCGGCGTCGAACCAGGACTGCGGGAAGATGGTCCGGCCGGCGTTGATGCCGTCCGCGACGCTCAGCATCGGCACGATCTGTACCTTGCGGCCGGCGGCGCGCATCAGGTCCTCGATCGACTTGCCGGTGCCCAGCGACTTCGCCCGCGCGTCGTGCGGCAGCCAGTCCGTGCCGTACAGATAGGGCCTGTCCTGAAGCAGCTTTAAATAATGGGTCAGTGGCTCGTGCGAACCATCGACGAAGTCGATGAAGCGATACTCAAACGGAAACCGCTGCACGAACCAGATCGCCGTATAATCGCCCCAGCCCAGATCCCAGAACGTCTCGACCGGGCGCGACGGATCGTAAGGCACCCTGCCGGTGAGCCGCCCTTCCTTCTCAGCGGCCGCGATCTCTTTACCGTAGACCGCGCCCTTCAGAGCCGACTGA